ATATGTTAAAATTTCTTACAGTTGTGTCTAAGGATTACCCTTACTAAGGATTACCCTTAGCTAGGTACACCTAGCATTACGCTAGGTAATCCTTATTTTTTTTTAGTAAAAAAAATAGAAGGGTAATCCTTACTAGGGTAATCCTTACTAGAGTAATCCTTGGGTCAAAGTAGCTATAGGTATAACTCTGGGTACAGGTATAGCTGTAACTAAGACTATAGCTATAAGTTGGAATTAGAGTAATCCTTACTAGGTTAATCCTTATGGCTGAAAAGAGTTCTATTACAAGAGTCGGGACATCTGAGCCTTTTGAGCTTCAGGTTGCCCGAGGTCAGATATCTTTTCACTACGCTCTGCATAAGTTTGGATTTAACCCGGACGTAGATGATGCCTTGGAGACAGTGTGGGCTGAGGGAGGGTTGTATTCCTATCTATCCGCCGCGACTGTTCTTAAGGTTTCCAGCTCTAGCACCGCCGACACATCAGCGGGTACTGGGGCTAGGACTGTTCAGCTATATGGGCTGGACGCCGACTATAACGAAATCAATGAGACCGTCACCCTTAACGGTCAGACCGCTGTTAACACTACCAATTCATTCTTGCGTATCAATCGTATGGTTGTTCGCACTGCCGGAACTGGTGGCACTAACGCAGGGGTTATCTATGCTGGCACTGGAACCGTCACAACCGGCGTTCCTGCAAACAAGTACGCCACCATAACGATAGGGGATGGTCAGACTTTGATGGCTTTGTGGACTGTGCCGGCGGGATTTACGCTGTACCTTTACCAGACTGATGTCACTGTAGCCACCACGCAGAACAACAAGTATGCCAAGATCTCGCTTGTTGCCCGGCCTCTTGGTGAGGTGTTTCAGGTTAAGGACTTACTCGTTAAGGCAGAGAGTCAGGCCACAATTGAATATGCTTTTCCTTTGAAGTTTGAAGAAAAGACTGACATTGAGTATCGATGCATAGGTGACTCATCAGGTGCTGATATAGCCATTTCTGCTGCAATTGATGGCGTTTATATAGCTAATTCGTGAACATTGATCAAAATTTAATCAGTTCTCTGGATAAGGCTTCTCCTGAAGATAAGGCTGAGATCCTTGCTCTGATCGAAGAGCTTGAGGAACTTAAGCAGGTTGAAGCTGCCCGTGGTGGGTTTATCGACTTTGTACGCACGATGTGGCCTTCCTTTATCGATGGTGAACACCATAAGATAATGGCTTCGGCCTTTGAGCGTATTGCTCGTGGCGAGTTGAAGCGGTTGATAGTGAATATGCCGCCTCGACACACCAAGAGCGAATTTGCCAGTTATATGCTCCCGTCTTGGTTTCTGGGGCAGTACCCAAATAAGAAAATAATACAAACCGCCCATACCGCCGAGTTATCTGTTGGTTTTGGTAGGCGGGTTCGTAACCTCGTGGATAGCGAGGATTTTAAGAAAGTTTTCCCAGAGCTGACTCTTAGGCCCGACTCCAAGGCTGCTGGGAGATGGAGTACCAGTGCCGGTGGTGAGTATTTTGCTATCGGTGTTGGTGGTGCTGTAACTGGTAAAGGTGCTGACCTGCTTATTATCGATGACCCCCACTCGGAGCAGGAAGGACAGAGTGCTGACCCCACTGTGTTCGACAGAACTTATGAATGGTACACATCCGGGCCTCGTCAGCGACTTCAACCGGGAGGCGCTATTGTTATCGTAATGACTCGATGGCATATGCGAGATCTGACCGGCAAGATACTCAAGTCTTCTTCTCAACGGGCTGGAACCGATGAGTGGGAAGTGATTGAGTTCCCTGCTCTGATGTATGAGAACACAGAGAAGGAGAAGTCATTGTGGCCTCAGTTCTGGTCGAAAAAGGAACTGGACGCCCTAAAAGCGGAACTGCCGCCTTCTAAGTGGAATGCACAGTATCAGCAGAACCCTACCGCAGAGGAGGGTGCGTTGGTCAAGAAGGAATGGTGGAAGATCTGGGAGAATGAAAGACCGCCTCCCTGCGAATTTGTGATTCAGTCTTGGGACACGGCGTTTCTTAAGACGCAGAGATCAGACTACTCAGCGTGTACAACGTGGGGCGTCTTCTATGCCCCGGACGATGAAGGCAAGACTAAACCCAACATAATCCTTCTTGATGCCTACAAGGAGCGTCTGGAGTTCCCAGAGCTTAAGCAGAAGGCATTTGAGATGTGGCAGACGATGCAGCCGGACGCTTTTATTGTGGAAGCCAAGGCCGCTGGAACCCCATTGATATTTGAGCTACGGGCAATGGGTATCCCCGTATCTGAGTATACCCCGTCCAGAGGTAACGACAAGATCGCTAGAGTTAACGCTGTGGCAGATTTGTTTGCTTCAGGCAACGTGTGGTGTCCAGATACTAGGTTTGCAGAGGAAGTGATGGATGAGTTCGCGGCTTTCCCGGTTGGCGAGCATGATGATTTGGTGGACTCCTCTACACAGGCACTACTGAGATTTCGTCAGGGCGGTTTCCTAAAACTGCATAGCGATGAAGAGGATGAGCCTTTCTATGGCGGAAAAGCCAGTTACTATTGATCTTGAAGAAGAAGAACAGAAGATCGAGACCGAGATTAGGGAATGGTCATCCAGCGTCATTGAGATGCCCAACCCTTACTTCAACAACATCCCTACCTGCCCCTATGCCAAGGCAGCGTGGGAGAAGGATCTCGTTAAGATAGTGTTCGATCATAACGGCAGAGATGAGCAGCTACTCAAGTTTATCTCTGGATATGATGATGACTATGACCTAGTGATCATTGTTGAGACCGACTATCCGGAAGATCAAGAGGGCTTTCATGATGCTATTGACGAAGTTAATAGTCTTATTAGCCAAGATGTCTGGGGCGATACGGACTTATGGGTGATGGGATTCCATCCCTTTGATGAGGATATTGACGTTCTAAACGGCGAGAACTTTGAACCTATCAGCGAATACAGCTATGGGTTAGTGTTTATCCAAAGGCTTTCTCTTCTCCAAGGGGCGGCTGACAAGCTTGAAGCTCAGGGTTACTACGATGTGTATAAAGGTAACACTGAGATAACTCGAATGTACGAAATCCGTAAAGACTATTACAGGAGGTTCCTTGATGAGAAAGAAAGGAATGAGAGCCGGTAAGAAAGTTATGGCGATGAAGGGTGGAAGATCCGCGCCAAAAAAGATGATGGGTGGCAAAAAAGTTCCCAAGGTCAAGAAGATGAAGGCCGGAGGTCAGTGTCGTGGTATGGGCGCTGCCACTAAAGGCGGAAACTTCGAGGTCGTTTAATGGCTATTGAAAAGTCTTTAGTCAGCAATCCGCTTGATGTAGATAGCGAGGAAGCTGTCGAGGTTAATATCGTTAACCCAGAGGCGGTCTCTATTGAGACTCCAGAGGGCGGCGTTATTTTTGACTTCGATCCTAACGCATCAATGATGGGCGCTGAAGAACACGGCGCTAACCTTGCTGAATACATTGAGCCAGATGTCCTAGACATGATCGGTTCTGATCTTGTTGGTATGTATAACGCCGACAAGGAGAGCCGGTCTGACTGGGAAGAGTCCTATGTTAGGGGCTTGGATCTTTTGGGATTGCGATTTGAAGACAGGACAACGCCTTGGGCGGGGGCTTGTGGTGTGTTTCACCCAATGCTTTCTGAGGCGGTGGTTCGGTTTCAGGCCCAGACTATACAGGAAATCTTTCCTGCCAGCGGCCCAGCCAAGACATCTATCGTTGGTAAGCTGACTGACGATAAGGTTAAACAAGCTCATCGTGTTCAGGATTACCTGAACTATTTGATGACGGAGAGAATGTCGGAGTATCGCTCCGAAACTGAGAAGCTTTTGTTCTCTTTGCCTATCGCAGGCTCTGCTTTTAGGAAAGTTTACTACGATCCTAACCTCGGCAGGCCGTGCAGTATGTTCGTTCCTGCTGAAGACTTTGTCGTTAGCTACGGCGCATCCGACTTAAAGACCTGTGAACGTGCTACACACGTTATGAAAAAGACTCCTAACGAGATTAGGAAGCTTCAAGTGTCTGGTTTTTATAGAGATGTTGACCTCCCTAGTCCTAGCCCTGACATTGGGCAGATTCAGCAAGAGTACAATAAGCTTACAGGCAGCAGTATCAACTACGAAGTTGATCAGAGACACACTCTTTTGGAGATTCTTGTCGATTATGACCTCCCCGGCTTTGAAGATATGCAGGGCGGAGAGGAAACTGGCATAGCTTTGCCCTATGTAATCACCATCGACAAGGGTTCTCGCAAGGTTTTATCCATAAAACGCAACTGGAATGAGGAAGATCCGCAGAAACTTAAGGTAGAACACTTCGTTCACTACACCTATTTGCCCGGATTGGGCTTCTACGGCTTCGGATTAGTCCACATGATCGGCGGATTGAGCAAATCTGCTACCTCATTGCTGCGTCAATTGGTGGATTCAGGCACTTTAGCCAACCTACCCGGCGGTTTGAAGGCCCGTGGCCTCAAGATTAAGGGGGATGACACCCCAATTATGCCGGGAGAGTTCCGAGATGTGGACGTTCCGGGCGGAACTATACGGGATAACATCAGTTTTATGCCGTATAAGGAGCCGTCTAACGTCCTTTACCAGCTATTAGGGGATATTGTCCAAGAAGGGCGGCGATTCGCCTCCTCAGCGGACGTTAAAGCCTCTGATATGAACTCTGAAGCGCCGGTTGGCACGACATTAGCCATACTTGAGCGCGAAATGAAGGTGTTAAGCGCCGTTCAGGCCCGTGTTCACCACGCTATGGGCGTTGAATTAAAGATATTAAGTAGAATCGTTAGTGATTATGGCCCAATGCGCTATCCATATGACGATTCTGAAGAGCCTTTGATGGCTGAAGACTTCGATGATCGCGTTGACATCATTCCTGTCAGCGATCCGAACAGTGGCACGATGGCCCAGCGCATAATGCAGTACCAAGCTGCGCTGCAACTATCAGCTACCGCGCCACAGATGTATGACCTACCACTACTTCACCGTCAAATGATAGAAGTACTGGGCATAAGGGATGCCGACAACATTATTCCAACGGATAAAGACCTTAAACCCACAGATCCGGTAAGCGAAAACATGAACATCATTAACGGAGAACCCGTTAAGGCGTTTATCTATCAGGATCATGAGGCGCATATCCAAACTCATATGTCTGCTATGGAAGATCCTAAGCTATTGAAGATATTAGCTATGGCTCCAGACGCGAAAGTTAAGCAGGCGCAAATGATGGCGCATATTTCAGAACACGTTGCCTTCTCTTATCGACAACAGATAGAAAAAGAACTCGGCGTGGAACTGCCTTCGCCAGATGAAGCATTACCAGAAGACATCGAATTGAGGCTATCCAAACTCGTTGCCCCTGCCGCTGCACAGCTCACCGGGAAGGACAAGAGGGAGGCAGAGGCCCAGCGCATACAAGAGCAGATGCAAGATCCACTCATCCAGCTCCAGCAAGCAGAGTTGCAGCTTAAAGCGAAGCAAGCTCAAGACAAAGTCCAGACTGATATGGCTAAGATTCAGGCGGATCTCGAAAAGAATAGAGAGAAGACTGAGCTTGAGAGAGACAAGCTTTCTCAAGAAGCCAAGGTTGAGGGCGCTAAATTGGGCGTTCGTATAGCTGAGGACGCATCCAGAGAGGACATAGAGAAATCTAGAATGAAGTCCAAGGATATGCTTGAAGGCGTGAAGGTTGGTGTCGATATAGCGAAGGAGCTATCTGGTGAGTGATGTTTTTAGTAACAACGCTTTAAAAGTTTTGCGAGATAACTACCGGCGGATGATGAACGAATTAAGCGATCACATCAGCACAGGTAGCTGCAAGACATATGACGAATACTCTAAATGCTGCGGGATCATTGAGGGTCTTGCTATGGCAGAAAGGGAACTTCTGGATCTGAACGAACAGATTGAGAAGGCATAGTTCTCCGTGTATTGCGGTGCAAGGTGACTCTGGACACCATCCTCCAGTGCGAAAGGAATAGATATGAGTGAAGCTGTTGCGGTTGAGGTTGGTTCTGTTGAGGCGGATACAAAGCCTTCTCAGTTGCCTGAGCCTACTGGATACAAGATATTGATTGCGCTGCCTGATGTTGATGAAAAAACAGAGGGTGGAATCATTAAGGCACAAGAAACAATGCACCTTGAAGAGGTGGGTTCCATTGTAGGATTTGTGATGAAGCTTGGCCCGGATGCTTATGAAGACAAAAAGAAGTTCCCTAACGGTGCTTATTGCAAGGAAGGGGATTTTGTTTTGATGAGATCTTATTCTGGGACTCGGTTCTCGATACACGGGAAAGAGTTCAGGCTGATTAATGACGATAGCGTTGAAGCTGTTATTGACGATCCAAGAGGCATTAGAAAGGTATGAGCGAAGAACAAACCCAAGAGACAAGTAGTGAAGACAAGTTCTTTGGCGTAAAGACTCAGATTGGAAAAAAGTCAGAGCCTTCTCCTACTGAAGAGCCTAGTGACATTGAGGTCAAGGTCGTTGATGATACTCCGCCAGAGGACAGGAACAGACCTAGCTTTAGTGATGACACCCCCGCTGATGACGGTATCACTGAGGATGAGCTGAAAAGCTACACAGGTTCTGCTCAAAAGAGAATCAATAAGCTCCGGGCGATTAACAACGATGATCGCCGGAAGCGAGAGCAAGCTGAGAAGATGCGCGATGAGGCTGTTCGTGTAGCTCAAGAGCTTGTCGAGAAGAACAAAGCACAGCAATCTATGCTTGATCGCGGTGAGTCTGCTCTTCTTGATTCTGTGAAGCAGAAAGCAAAAACTGATTATGAATCTGCCAAGCAAAGCTATAAGACTGCTTACGAGGAAGGCGATACTGAAAAGATATTAGCCACTCAAGAAGCTATGAATCTTGCTCACTATGAGCTTAAGGAAGTTGAGAAGAAGGAACAGGGCAGGCAGTTTGCTCAAAAGGCTAGGGAAGCTCAGGCTAAGTATCAGCCTCAGCAACCAGTTCAACAGCCAGCCCCAGAGCCTCAGCAACTTTCTCAAAAGCAAATTAGCTGGAAGGAAAACAATCCTTGGTTCATGCATGATGATCACAAGGATATGACTGCCTTGGCATATGGCGTTCATGAAAAACTGATACGCGATGAAAAGTTAGACCCTAACAGCGATGAGTATTACAATAGGATTGACGCAACGATGCGTCAGAAGTTTCCTGAATACTTTGGTGAAGATGCTCGTTCTGGGAGCGAAGCTCCATCTGCACCAAGTAGGGCAAACGTGGTGGCCCCAGCCAATAGAAATAATGGCGCAAAACCACGCACAATAGAGCTATCTCCTAGTCAAGTCGCCCTCGCAAAGCGTCTTGGACTCACTAACGAGCAATATGCCAGACAACTCATGAAGGGGTAAATAATGGCTGAACAGCGCACACCACGCTCTGAAGATATCAGAGAGAATGAAACTAGAAAGTCCGATGCTTGGACTCCAGCTTCAGTATTACCAGTTCCTGCGGAAAAAGACGGTTGGGTATTCAGATGGATACGCACAAGCGTTCTGGGACATTCGGATAATACTAACGTATCTCAGAAAATGAGAGAGGGCTGGGTTCCGGTTAAGGCTAGTGATCATCCAGAGATGCAGGTCATGTCTGATGTTGATTCACGATTTGAGGGCAACATTGAGGTTGGTGGCTTGCTCCTTTGTAAGGCTCCGAAAGAGGAGATGGACAAAAGGGCGGCTTATTACCAGCAGATGGCGGCATCTCAGATGGAGTCTGTGGACAATAGTTTCATGAGAGAAAACGATCCTCGTATGCCTCTGTTAAAACCAGATCGCACCACGAGGACTCAATTTGGTAAAGGCTGATTCCATTAGGTTCGGCCTTAAACAATCGAGGTGATTATCGATGGCTGCAACCGCAACCCCTATGGGAGCGGAACCAGTTGGCACTTTATCTGCCAGCGGTTCCTTCTCCGGCAAGGTTCGGCATATTAAGATTGCTAGTGGCTATGCTGCTAACGTCTTCTATGGCGACTTTGTAAAAATGGTGGCTGCTGGTGTTATTCAAAAAGACACTGGTACTGCGACTATGACACCTGTTGGTGTGTTTATGGGATGTGCTTACACAGACCCTAGCACTAAACAGAAAACTTTTTCTCAGATATGGCCTACGGGGACAGTAGCTTCTGATGCTGTTGCCTATGTGCTGGATGATCCTGATGCTGTATTCAAGATGCAGAGTGATGAGTCTTTGGCTCAGACCGATCTTGGCAACAATGTTGGTGTAGTTCAGACTGACGGCTCAACTGATATTGGTCGAAGCAAAAATGCTTTGGATGGTTCAACCGCTGCAACAACCAACACTCTTCCTTTGCGAATTGTGGAATTTGTTGACGGCCCAGATAGTGCAGTAGGCGATGCCTTTACAGATGCTCTGGTTATTTTTAACTCAGGTATGCATCAGTACAGACAAGCTACTGGCACTGGCACATAAGGAGGTTTGGCAAATGGCTATCTCTAGAGCGCAAATGCTAAAGGAACTCCTGCCGGGGCTTAATGCTCTATTTGGTTTGGAGTACGAAAAGTACGAAGACGAACACACAATGATTTACGACAGTGAGTCATCTGAGCGTTCGTTTGAAGAAGAAGTCAAGCTGAGTGGTTTTGGCGCGGCTCCTGTGAAAGCTGAAGGTAGCGCAATCTCTTATGATTCCGCACAAGAATCTTTCACTGCCCGTTACAACCACGAGACCATTGCGATGGGATTCAGCATTACAGAAGAAGCTATGGAGGATAACCTCTATGACTCTCTGTCTGCTCGTTATACCAAAGCTTTGGCCAGAGGTATGGCTTACACGAAGCAGGTCAAAGCGGCTAACCCGCTTAATGATGGCTTCAATACCTATCAATCTGGTGACGGCGTAACGCTGTTCAGCACAGCTCATCCTCTGGTAAGTGGTGGCACTAACGCCAACCGTCCTACCGTTGCGGCTGATCTGAACGAAGTCTCTCTTGAAGACGCAGTAATTAACATTGCTGCTTACACTGATGAGAGAGGTCTTCTTATTGCTGCGCGTCCTCGCCGCTTGATTGTCCCGCCTGCATTGATGTTTGTTGCAACTCGACTGCTGGAGACAGAAGGTCGAGTCGGTACTGCCGATAACGACATCAACGCACTTCGTAACAACGGTTCGATTCCAGAAGGTTACAGCGTCAATCACTACCTGACTGACAGCAATGCCTTCTTCCTGATTACCGATGTTCCGAATGGCATGAAGCACTTCGAGCGTACTGCGCTTGAGACTTCAATGGATGGTGATTTCGATACTGGTAACGTGCGCTACAAGGCGCGTGAGCGTTACTCTTTCGGTGTCTCTGATCCTTTGGGCATCTACGGCTCCCCCGGTACTTCGTAAGTCGTACCGAGCTACCTGCTGGGGGGTAGGCTTCTACCCCCTAGTTTTTCCTGACTGCGAAAGCAGACCTAGCCAAGACAGGAGACACATATGGCTACTACCACTTTCTCTGGCCCTATTAAGGCTGGAACTATCCGCGATGGCGCTTCCGCCAATGTTGGCTTTGTTGAGATGGCTCAGACCGCAGCTTGGTCTCAATCAGCTACAGCCGCATCCACTGGGATTATTGTCCCTGCAAATAGTCAAATCACTGAGATTACTATGTACATCAATACTGCGTGTAATGGTGCATCACAGAATCTAAGTGTTGGCACATCTGCAACCTCCACTGAGTTGTTCACTGCTTTGGCGCTGACTACTGGCGCAAATGTAATCAAGCAGGGATCTACTGGAACTATCACTGACACTGACGCTTGGTTGGATGTCGGTACTAGTGACGTAACGATTTTTACCAAGACCAGCGCAGGAACTACTGGTGCTGGTTACATAACCGTTAAGTACATCCAGAATAACAACCTTGCATAATAATCGGGCGGGGTGACCCGCCCCTTATTAGGAGAACTAAGAGTGCAAAGTTTATCTCAGATTCAACAAGGTCATCGTCATGAGAGCGGCTTTGTTGTTTTAGGAAGAAGACGGTTAAAAGAATTTTGTCTTGTTGGAACTGCTTCCGCAGGACTTCTTGATGTGTTTGACACAGATACCGCTCCAGAGTCTGGAACATATGCTCAGTCAGGTACTACTGTTACTGTCACTGATAACGGTCACGGTTTGTCTACTGGAGACATTGTAGGAATTTCTTTTTCAACTGGTACTGGCGGTACAGCGCAGCCGGGTAATTATGAGATCACTGTTACTGGGGTTAATACCTTCACTGTGACAATGTTGAACTCAGATACGATTACCGGAACTCCTGCCTGTCGATATGTTGCGACTACCCCTGCGGCAAATGTTACGCCTAAAAGATGGTTGATGAGCAAGCATACTTCTGCTGCCGACACTTACGCCAATGTATTTCAGATCCCAAATGAAGGATTTATCTGCACATATGGTGCTTACTTTCATATGGCAAATCTTCTTGAAGCGGACGTTTTCTACGAGTAGATCTCATGAGACGTTATTACAAAGGCGGTAAAGTCGCTAAGTTCAGCGAAGGCGGAAGCACCAAAGATGCCTGCTACCGAAAGGTAAAAGCTAGGTACAAGGTGTTTCCGTCTGCTTATGCGTCTGGAGCAATAGCTAAGTGCAGAAAGGTTGGCGCTGCTAACTGGGGAAATAGTTCTCGTGGCAGTTCGTAAGACCAAGAAAGGCGCTGCCTTAAAGCGTTGGTTCAAGGAAGAATGGAAGGACGTTCGTACTGGCAAAGCTTGTGGTCGAGGTGAAGGCGAGAAGAGAGGTACGCCTTACTGTAGACCAACCAAGCGTGTGTCCAGCAAAACCCCCAAGACATCAGGGGAGATGAGCGCGGCAGAGAAAAGAAAGAAGGTTGCCGAGAAGAAGCGTCTTGGTCAACCAGCCGGTAAACCTAAGAGAGTCAAACCACTTCGTAGGAAGAAAACGAAATGAGTCTTTCTGAATCTGATAAGAAGAAACTAAAGAAGTATGGTCTTAGTGGTTTAAATAAACCTAAGCGGACACCTAGTCATTCTACAAAGAAAGGCATTGTTGCTACTAAAGTTGATGGCAAATTAAAGATCATTAGGTTTGGTGACCAGAAGATGGGTCACAACTATTCTGCTGAAGCTCGCAAAGCATTTAAAAGTAGACACGCAAAGAATATAGCTAAAGGAAAGAGCAGTCCGGCTTATTGGGCGGACAAGTTCTTTTGGGCGGGATCTGGTGGCAGCAAGAAGAGTCCTCCAAAATCTCAAAAGAAGAAGTATGTGTAATGATTTCTAGAGCGCAGATGGGTAAAGAGATTATGCAATCACCTGCTCAGAAAAGAAAAATTGAAAAAGTCATGTCGGAGTATAAGTCTGGCGATCTTAAGAGTGGTTCCGGTCAGAAGGTAACCAGCCGGGATCAAGCCGTTGCTATTGCTATGTCCGAGGCCGGTAATGTTGAGAAGAAGTTCGCTGGCGGAACAGTGGGCCGAGGTGATGGCAGAGCGGTCAGGGGTCTTACTAGAGGTATGATCAGATAATGGCTACCAGTGGAACGTATGCATTTAATCTCGATATAGGCGACATAATTGAAGAAGCCTATGAGAGGGCCGGGGTAGAGCTTAAGAGCGGATATGACTATCGCACAGCTCGTAGAAGCTTAGACCTCATGATGCTTGAGTGGCAGAACCGTGGCCTGAACCTGTGGACGGTGCAGTCTGCATCTGAGACTTTGACTCCCGGCACAAGCAGATATGCTTTAAGTTCCGACAAGCTGGATATCATTGAAGCCTTTATTAGAACTGACGCTGGAAACACAAGCAGTCAGTCTGACCTGATGATGCAGAGAATCTCTGTTAGTCAGTACTCGCACCTTACAAACAAGTTGAATCAGGCCAGACCTCTTCAGTACTGGATAGAAAAAGATCCATCTGAGATTGCGATAAACCTTTGGCCTGTCCCTGATTCAGCCGAAACCTACACTCTGGTTTATTACTATATGCAGAGGATAGAAGATTCTGGCAAACCAGCTTCAAACAATATGGATGTCCCTTCCCGCTGGCTTCCTTGTCTTGTTGCTGGTCTTGCCTATCAGGTGAGTGTCAAGAAGCCTGAAGCCTCAGAAAGAGCGCCGTTGCTTAAGCAAATTTATGATGAGCAGTGGGAGCTGGCATCTGATGCGGATAGAGAGAAGGCTGCATTGTATGTTGTGCCGGGAGGCTATCAGTACTTATGAGCAGTTACGCCAGTGGTAAGAAAGCTTTTGGTTTTTGTGATAGGACGGGGTTCCGTTACAAGCTTAGGGACTTGGTTCCTCAGATAGAGGATGGAAGACCAAACGGTATGCTTGTTGGGCGAGATGTTCTCGATGAAGACCAGCCTCAGTTACAGCTTGGGCGAATCAGGATGAATGATCCGCAAGCTTTGAGAGACCCGAGGCCTGACCGAGGCTTGGCAGAAAGTAGGCGTTTATATTCTTGGAATCCTGTTGGTCTTGTCGGTCTAGATATGTACGGGCAAGTTGGCAGAGTTACAGTAGAGATAAGCTAATGGCTTGGACTTACACAACATTAAAGACAGCTATAGAAGACTATCTTCAAACTACTGAGACTAGTTTTGTAACTAATCTTCCTACATTTATTACTCAGGCCGAGGAGCGCATACTTAGAACTGTACAGCTTCCTGACTTTAGGAAGAACGTCACCGGAAGTGTTACTAGTGGTAATCAGTATTTGACTATGCCTGACGATTTTTTGTCTCAGTATTCCTTGGCAATAGATAATAGTGGTTACGAGTATCTCCTTTTTAAAGACGCTAATTTTATTAGAGAGTCTTTCCCCTCCTCTACCTCTCAAGGTGTCCCAAAGTATTACGGCATATTTGATGATGCCAACTTTATTATTGGCCCAACACCAAACGCCAACTTTGATGTTGAGCTTCATTATCTATACAAGCCAAACTCCATAACCACGGATGTTTCAGGCACCAGTTGGCTGGGAGATAATGCAGAGAATGCATTGCTGTATGGATCTCTGATAGAGGCATATGTCTACCTCAAGGGCGACCCTGACATGATGTCTCTATATCAGTCTAAGTTTGATGAATCTCTTGCCCAGCTTAAGATATTGGGTGAGGGCTTTAACACTACAGATAATTATAGAAGTGGCTCTGTCTTTGTAAACAGAGGTTGATGCTACTGCGTTATAAAATAACTTAGGTGACGGCAAGATGCGAGAAGATATGTATCGCTCCGGCCAACTCAGAATAGAACCGCGTTAATTTAAAAGGAAGGACAAATGGCTATTACACAGGCTATGGCAACATCATTCAAAGTCGATATTCTTGACGGGACTTTTGACTTTAGCAGCGGCACAGCACAGGTCTTTAAGCTGGCCTTGTATACGTCGTCAGCTACGCTGGATGCGACTACTACTGCGTATTCTGCGACTAACGAAGTCTCGGGTACGGGCTACTCTGCTGGCGGCGGTACGCTGACTATCTCAGCTAACCCTGCGTCTAGCGGCACCACGGCGTTTTTAGACTTTGCAGACCTTACGTTTTCTAGTGCGACGATTACTGCTCGCGGTGCGCTTATTTACTTAGCTAACGGCGGCACTAA